AAAGACTTGCCATTTATTATTAATCAAGTTATAAAGGAAAATAAAAAGATGCAGGAAATGTATCTAGATTTAATTAAAGAAGAATTAAAAGAATTATGAAGCAGAAAAAAACAACTATAAATATTGGAGATTTAGCTAGGCATTGTATGAAGTCAATAGCAGAGTTTCCTATGTTAGAAAGACAAATAAGGTATATTTATATAAATGCTTTAGAAGATATTGAAAATGGGGAACTAGAAGATAACACTTGTCAGAATGCGATAATGTATATCGAGGGAGCAATACAGGATATATTATGAAAACAGTAAATAGTTTGAGTGGTGGAAAAACATCAAGTTATATTGCTGCAAATTATCCTGCTGATTATAATGTATTTTCTTTAGTTAGAACAGATGATAAAAATTGTATGTTCCCTGATAAAAAAATAAGGCAAGAGGTTTCAGATAGATTAGGTACAGAATTTATTGGTACTTTGGAAGAGGATATGATTATTTATACAATGTTGGATTTAGAGCAGTTTATAGGATCAAAGATTGATTGGGTTACAGGAAAGACATTTGATGAAATTACAGTAAGAAATGGTAAAAGGTATTTACCAAATGTAACGCAGAGGTTTTGTACAACCGAAATGAAGCTGCAACCAATTTTTGATTGGTGGAGAAAAGAAATAAATCAAGTTGTTGAAATGAGGATAGGATTTAGAGCCAACGAACAAAGGAGAGCAAAAACAATGTTGTCAAAAGTAAATAAAAATGGTAATTTAGAATTTAAATCAATAGTAGGCAAAAGAGGTGGTAAAACAAACCAAAACAAATGGGCAGATATTGAGTGGCAAAAACCTAAATTTCCTTTAATAGATAATCCAACTTTTAAAGATTATATTGAAAATTATTGGCAAGATAAAAATGTAAGATTTGCTTACTTAAATAATTGTGTTGGTTGTTTTCATAGGTCACCTGTATTATTAAAACATATGAGCGATAAGCATCCAAATAAATTTCAATGGTTTGTAGATTCAGAGGAAAACGGATATGGTAAACGAACTTTTAAAAATGGTATGAAATACAAAGACATTAAGAAAAGTTTAAAACAAACAAAGTTATTTGATGATGATTTTAATGATTGTGATAGTGGATATTGTGGATTATAAAAAAACAGAATTATGATATTATTAGTAGATGCAGACAGTTTGATTTTTGCAAGTTGTTACAAGAAAAGAGAGCATCCTGAAGATGAAAAGTATTATACAGACATAGCTGATGCTAGAAGTAAGTTTGATGAACAATATATGGCTATTGTAAACCACTTAGAAGAACTTTATAATATAGATAAGGTAATTACATTCAGTGGGTCAAAAGGTAACTTTAGAAAGCTAATTACTAAGAAGTACAAAGCTAACAGAAAGAAGCAGGAACTACCACCATTATTACACGAAATGCATCAATTTGTAAAAGATCAATATGATTCTATTTATGGTTATGGTGTTGAAACAGATGATATGGTTGCTAGGTATTGGAAAAAACTTACAGATGAACTAGGTAGAAATGAAGTTATGATAGTATCAATAGATAAAGACTACAAGCAGTTTCCTTGCCTGATGTATAACTACCATTACAAACACCAAGAAATACTAGATATATCAGAAGATGAAGCTATGTATAATTTTTATGAGCAGATGATAATGGGAGATACTGCAGACAATGTAAATTACTTTAAAGGGAAAGGTAAAAGGTTTGCAGAAAAGTATTATTCAGATTGTCAAACTAAATACCAATATACTAGAAAGCTATACGAATTATTTAAACAAGAATACAAAGGCAAAGCTAGACAGAAATATGCTGAATGTTATAACCTTTTAAAACTATTAACTGAATGAAAGCAACACAGACACATTACGATAACGGAAAAGACTATGATATTATAGACGTGTGTAACGATTACTCACTTAACTTTAACAGGGGTAATATCTTAAAGTATATTGTTAGAGCAGGGAAAAAGAAAGACGAACTAGGGGACTTATTAAAAGCAAAAGATTATTTAGAACGAGAAATACAAATTTTAAGAAATAAAAATGGATAGAAATTATAAAAAAGTAGCAGAGGGTGTAGTTGAAATGACAGGAGTGGATATATTTTTAAACACTAGGCAAAGAAACTATGTAGAGTTAAGAGCATTGGTTTGTTATATTCTTAGAGAAAAGCTAGGTATGAGATGGACTAATATTGCATATTACTTTGAATCAATGGGTAAGACTATGAATCACGCAACTGTTATTCATTTAGTAAAGAATTATGAAACATACAAAATGTATAATAAATCTCTGCAAGAAATAGAAGATAGCTTTAATTTTAAAAGTGAATTAAATTATGATGAAATAGATAAGATACATTACCTGCAGGGCAAATGTGATAACTTTGAAAGAAAGTATTTAGATTTAAGAAACAAAGTAAAGAACGACCCAATTATGAATGTATTGCACGACATACCAAAAGATAAATTAAATGAAATAATCGAAAAGGTAAGTTTATGGAAACAAAGTTGGAATTGGAAAAACAAAGATGAATGTAAAGTAATAGAAAGCAGTACCTCAATGAATGGTATGCATTGGTAATAACAAAAAGAGTAAATCTTTACATAAGGAAAGAAATAAGATAAGAAAATTAAAAAAACTATACAGATAATAACTAATAGTTATAACCAAAAGTTAAAATAAATAAATTATGATTGAAGCACTAGGTTGGATTTTTGTTGCAATAATTGTTGCAAAAGTAGGTAAGCGAATAGCAGAAAAACTATTTCCTGAAGATTGGTAACAAAAGATTTGTATTTTATTACGTTATAATAGAAACATTTACTATGGAATTATTACGTTATGAAATTAAAGCAGGAGTTTTTAAAGGGGTTTTGTTTGGTATCAGACATTACCCTTTTGAAGATGAACAAATATACGAAGAAGACATTGTTGTTTACTTTGGAATATTTCAATTAGTAATTACAAAAATATACAGAAAATAATTTTTTTGTACCTTAGAGAAAATTTAATACAATGATCAAAGCTAAAATACAAAAGGTTAGTATATCATCTATAAAAGAAAATGATGCTAATCCTAGATTCATAAACAAACATAAGTTTAAGAAACTTGTTAATAGTGTAAAGGAATTTCCTGAGATGTTATCACTTAGACCAATAGTGGTTGATAAGGATAATATTATCTTAGGTGGAAATATGCGTTACAAGGCTTGTAAGGAGATAGGATTAAAAGAAGTGTATATTATACAGGCAGATGATTTAGATGAAAAAAAAGCACAGGAATTTATAATTAAAGACAATGTAGGATTTGGGGAATGGGATTGGGATATTTTAGCAAATGATTGGGATACTGATTTATTAGAAGATTGGGGTTTAGATTTAAATATTGATAATGCTATTGATGATTTAGAAGAAGATGATGATATTGAATTACCACAATCTGTTCAATTAGAGCCACCAAAAGAATACATACTTATAATGGCAGAGCCAAATTCTGTTGATTGGGAAGAATTAAAGGAAACTTTAAAACTAAAAATGGTGCGTAGAGGTGGATATAAAAAAGGAAGTGGTTTTGATTCAGTTAGTTTAGAGAGAGTATTATATTGGGATGAATTTAAAAAAAGAATAAAAGATGCTGATAGCAGTACCAAGTAAGGGTAGAGCAGGGCTTACCACAACAAATAAGATATTACCTAATTCTACTTTTTTTATTCCTGAAAGCGAATACCATCAGTATAAAGATTTAATAAAAAATATTGTTTGTGTGCCAAAAGAAGTAAGGGGTATTACAAATACTAGAAATTGGATATTAAAAAATACAGACGAGAAATGGGTAGTGATGTTAGATGATGATGCTAAGAATGTTGGATATAATTTTCTAGATAAAAGAAATACTAAAAAAATAGAAGTAAGGGATGAAGGCTTTTGGATGGAAGAATTTTTAAAGTTTTTTGATTTAAGCGAACAAATGGGATATAAAATTTGGGGAACAAGAACTGAAAGTTCACCTAGAGGGACATATCCTTATAAACCTATTCTAACTAGAAGTTATGTTACTGCATCGTTAATGGGAATAATAAATGATGGAGAATATTATTTTGATGAGAATTTTCCTGTTAAAGAAGATTATGAAATTTGCTTACGACATATAAAAGATAAAGGTGGGATTTTAGCTATAAGATATTTGCATTGGGAAAATGACCATTGGGGAAAAGATGGTGGATGTAAAGATTATAGAACTATTCATATGGAAAAAAAAGCTATCAAAGATTTGATTAAATTATACCCATCTATGATTTCAAATGTTAAAAGGAAAGCGAATGAGTTTACAATAAAATTAAATCTATAATGAACGAAAGTAGACATATTAAAAAGGAATCACTATTAGCAGCACTAGAACAAAGTTTAGGTGTTGTTACGGTAGCTTGTAAGAAAGCAGATATACCTAGAAGCACATATTACAAATGGCTAAAGGAAGATGAAATGTTTGCAATAGCAGTACAGGAAATAGAGAATGTAGCTTTAGACTTTGCAGAAAGCCAATTACATAAACAGATAGCAGCAGATTCAACTGCAGCAACTATATTCTATTTAAAGACAAAAGGAAAGAAAAGGGGTTATGTAGAAAGACAAGAAATAACAGGGGCAGACGGAATGCCATCACACTTTGAAATTGAGATAATTGAAAATAAAGACTAACGTAGTTTTTAAACACCTTTTAAAGTCTGATAAAAAGATATCAATAGAACAAGGTGGAACAAGATCAGGCAAGACGTACAATATCTTGCTTTATATTATATTTCATTATTCATTAAAGAATACAGGAAAGACAATAACAATATGTAGAAAAACATTCCCATCAGTTAGGGCATCTGTAATGAGGGATTTTTTAGATATATTAAAATTACATAATTGCTATTTTGAAGCTAACCATAATAAATCAAATCACGAATACAAGATAAATGGTAATCTAGTAGAATTTATTTCTTTAGATCAACCACAAAAAGTTAGAGGTAGAAAAAGAAACTTACTATTTATAAATGAAGCCAATGAGTTAGATTATGAAGATTGGCAACAATTAATATTTAGAACAGATGAAAAAATAATTCTTGACTTTAATCCATCAGATGAATACCATTGGATTTATGACAAGGTAATACCAAGACAAGATGCCGATTTTAATATTACTACTTATTTGGATAATAGTTTCCTTAGTGATAGCATTAAAGAAGAAATTGAAAGACTAAAATATACTGATGAACAATATTGGCAAATCTACGGACTTGGTGTAAAGGGAATCAGTAAATCAACTATATTTAGTTATGTTGAGGTTAATCAAATCCCTGAAGATGCAGAATTTATTAGCTTTGGTGCAGATGCAGGATATACTAATGACCCTACAAGTTTAGTTTCTGTATTTAGAAAAGACTATGACCTTTATGTTAAAGAACATTTGTATCAAACTCAAATGACTACAATAGACATACATAAGAAATGGAAAGAAGTTGGAATAGAAAGACAAACAATATACTTTGATTCAGCAGAGCCTAGGTTGATTGAGGAACTACGTAGAATGGGTTGGAATGTACGACCAAGTTTAAAAGGTGCTGATAGTATAAATGCAGGAATAGATCTATTAAAACGATTTAAAATACATATCTTAAAGGATAGCCATAATGCAATACAAGAATTTAGAAATTACAAATGGCAGGAAGATAGAAGTGGCAAGATGATTAATAAACCTATTGATAAAAATAACCACTTAATTGATGCTATCAGATATGCTACTTATTCAGTATTAAGTAAACCAAACTTTGGTAAATATACTTTACATTAAAAAAAAGTTATTAAATATTTTGTTAATTAAATAAATAGTGTTATATTTGAATATTATTAATTATAACAACAGAACAGATGAAAAATTATTTAACAGTAGAACAATTAGACAAAAACAAAACCTATTACAGTTATGTAGATGTAGCAGTTTCTTTTTCAGATAAAGATACTTTATTTATGGAAAAATTACCATCAAACAAAAATGAAATGAATAGCATTATAAAAATGATGAATCCAAAAAACAATATCACAAAAATTGAAGTAATAAGAAAATCATTCAGACTAAAAGATAAATGGTTATCTTAAAATAAATAATTAACAAGGGGTGTAAAAACCCCTTTTAAAAAAGAACAGATGAAAAAATTACAAACATTAATAATAATAATAGCACCAAGCTATTTTATTTTAAGAATGATAACAGGATTAATTTTTAATATTTAAGATATGGAATGGTACGATTGTTTAAACCCACACGAACAAAAAGAATACGAATGTTCAGAATGTGGTAAGCCACTAGAAACAGATGATGGGTATTGTTCAGGAACTTGTTTTGAAGCTAGTATGATATAGTGTAATATTACATCAAAAAGGTTATACGCCTACAGTGATTCACAGTTTAGTATAATCGTTTAAAGGGTAGTCAGAAATGGCTACCTTTTTTTTATTACCTTTATTGAAATAAAAAACTAAATAAAATACGTTATAATAGTATGGCAATTAAAGTTAAAATACCAAATTCATTAAGTGAAATTACTTTAAGACAATATAAAAGGTTTTTAAAGATTCAACAAAGTGAAACAGAAGATAGATTTCTAAATGCTAAGATGATTGAAATTTTCTGTAACATAGATCTAAAAGATGTTATCAGGTTAAAGTTAAAAGACACCAACGATATAATAAACGTTCTAAGCGATTTATTTAATCAAAAGCCTAGTCTAGTATCAAAGTTTAAATTAAATGGTGTAGAGTATGGCTTTCACCCTGAATTAGACGATTTACTGCTAGGGGAATATATTGACTTGGATAATTTTATAGGAGATTGGGATAATATGGAGAAAGCTATGAATGTTTTATACAGACCAATTATAGTAAGATTAAAAGACAAATATAATATTGAAGAATACCAAATAGAAAATTCTGTTAATTTATTGGATATGCCTATGGATGCAGTTTTATCATCAATTTTTTTTTTGTGGAATTTAGGTCTAGAATTGTCGCAAACTATGATGAATTATTTGGAGGAGGGGGAGACAGAAGCCTTGACTCAGTATCTCAATTCTCAAGAAAGTGGGGATGGTATCAATCAATTTTTGGACTCGCTAACGGAGACATTACACGATTTGAAGATATCACTAAATTAGGAATGCATAAATGCTTTACAATGCTATCTTTTATGAAAGACAAAAACGAAATGGAAGCAAAACAAATTAAAAAGAAATTTAAATGAGCAATCAGGGAGTAAGAGGTTACTATCAATTAACTGAAACCATAAAAGAACAACTACTAGCAGATGTAAATGTAAACACAGTTACAACAGGAGACATTACTGATGTTAATTTAAGCAAACAAGATATCTTCCCATTGAGTCATATTATTGTGAACAATGTTACAGTAAATGAACAAACCCTAGATTTCAATATAAGTATTTTAGCCTGTGATATTGTAAATCAATCAAAGCTAGAAACGACAGATATTTTTACAGGAAATAACGATATACAGAATATTCTAAACAATCAACTAGCAGTCTTAAATAGGCTTATACAAAGACTTAGAATGGGTCAGTTACATACAGATATGTATCAATTAAATGGAAGCCCAAGTCTAACACCTTTCTATGATAGGTTTGATAATCAACTAGCAGGATGGACTGCAACAATGGATGTTCAGATATACAATGATATTTACATTTGCTAATGAATGGGTATAAGAATTTAAATGATGCCCTAGAACAGTATGCAAAATACGTTATACAACAGGCTAGGACAAATCTAACAAAAGATAAAAAAGGTGGTGGTAACTTATACAATTCTTTAAGTTATGATATACTAGAAAACACAGATGAATTCCTAGTAGACTTTTTAATGGAAGACTACGGAATGTTTGTAGATAAAGGCGTAAAAGGAAAAACAAGCACCTATCCTGAAACACAGGCTGCTCTATCACAATTTCAATATGGAAGTGGCACAGGACCGAAAGGTGGGTTAAGGAAAGGAATAGATGGTTGGCTTAAAAAGAAAAGGTTTCAATGGAGAGATGAAAAAGGTAGGTTTATGAGTTATCAGACTATGACTTATTTAATATCTAGAAGTATTTACAACAAAGGTTTAAAAGCAAATTTATTCTTTACTAAACCATTTGAAAAAGGAATAGAAAAACTATCACAAGAATTGTATGCAGGTTTTGTTAAAGATGTAGATAATTCAATAATATTAGGACAAAAAAAATAAACAATGGCAGATATAGCATTAAGAAGCCCACAATTTAAACATAAAGAAATCCCATCGTCAGGGGTGCTTTCTTCTGTGTGTACAGTTACAGTAGATGGAACATTAAGATATACACTAACAAAGAATGTAGAAGCGAGTACATCTGTTAATTTTGATATATCAGAACTTGCAAGGGATTATTTAGAAATAGAATACAAGGGTAATTTTCACGCACAATATGTAGACATAGTTACAACTATAACAAATTACGCAGGGTTAAATGGTCAAGGTGCTGCAGTAGGAAGTGCAACTACTTATACAGATAGAGGTTTTGAATCATATGGAACTTTTACAGAAAACTCTAACCCTTTGGTGTATCAATTAAGACCGAGGTTTTTGATTGCAGATGAACTTAATTCAAGTGGTACAACTAATATTACAGTATTAGCACCACAAGGGAAAGCTGCAATATTGCCAAATGTTGATTTATCAGGTAATTTGTCAGCACTTATAGTTAGTGGTACTCCAACAAGTGTGGTTTGGAATGGTATTACTGTAACAATTAAAAGAATAGATTGTACTAAATATGGTGATGGAAAAAAAGTCATATTTATTAACAAGTATGGCGCACAACAAGAACTTTGGTTTTTCTTAAAAAACACAACTGCAATAGGTAGAACTAACGAGGGGTTTAAATCTAACACAATTACATACCCAACAGATGATCACGCAACCTATTCCAATAGAAATGCACCAAATAAAGTATTTAACACACAGGCAAAAAGAACGCATAACCTAAGTAGTGGATATTACCCTGAATTTGCAAATGAATACTTTGAGCAATTACTATTATCAGAATATGTATGGATGGAAATACCAAGCAGGGAAGATAGTAGGGTTAATATTGTTACTCCTGTAAAAGTTAAAACCTCATCAGTAAATTTTAAAACATCTGTAAATGATAGGTTGATAGAATATACAATGGAATTTGAAGAAGCATACGATTACATAAATAACATAAGATAACATAAAGTAACATAGAATAACATAGATGCAAAAGTTACAACTTTACATACAGGGTCAAAGGGTAGATTTATTCAAAGATGAATCAGTTTCTTTTACGCAGACATTACAAAACGTAAAAGATATTAGTAAAATATTTACAGAATTTACTAAGACATTCGCAGTTCCTGCTTCTAAAGTAAACAACAAGATTTTTACTCATTATTATAATTTTGATATTGATGATACTTTTGATGCTAGAAGTAAAGTACCATCAAAGTTAGAATTAAATGACTTACCTTTTAAAGAGGGTATGTTAAAACTAGATGGAGTAAAGTTAAAAAATAATGTACCTCATACTTATAATGTTACGTTTTTTGGAAATACTGTAAACCTAAAAGATTTACTTGGTAGCACTCAATTATCAGCATTACAATACCCACAATCATTAAATCAAATTTATAGCTTTGATGATGTTATTGCTGCAATGCAAAATGCACAAGAAAATGGTAATATCATAGTGCCTTTAATTACCCACACAAATAGATTAATTTACGATAGTGGGTCACACGAACAATATGACAATGAAGAACAAATTAACAATATAGCACATCACGGAACAGGGACAATTAATCAAAATGGGGTTAATTACACTCAATTTAAATATGCTATAAAAGTACAAGAAATATTAGATGTTATTCAAAAAGAAGAATTTGAAGGTGGTCAAACAATTACTTTCTCAGATGATTTTTTTAATGATGCTACGAATGAAAAGTTTAACAATCTTTTTATGTGGTTGCATAGAAAGAAAGGAGATGTAGAAGCACCATCACAAGTATTACAGAATTTCACACAAGTAACAGAGTTAAATACAACAGTATGCGTTCCAACTACAAACTGCCAACCATCAGTAGCGAATGCAACAAATGGAATTGTATCAACTACTGCTACATCACCTTATAGCATTTCTTTTTTAAGTTTAGATGTTGTACCACCAAATACGACAGATGCTTATACTGTTAGGGTTATTAGAAATGGGTCAATAGTTGTAGGAGAAAAAACAGGAACAGGCAATCAGCAACTTATATTAGTGCCTTGGAATAATAGTACTTATTCTATTCAAATTGCATCATCTACTACTATGACTTTTGCAGCAAGTAGTATAACAATGAATGTAAGTTGGACAACAGGAACTATCGGTGGCTTTGGTAATAATGGGCAAATGATTTTTTCTAATGCTTCAACATTTACTACAACTGCTTTTAAGGAGTTTAATATACAGGAGCAAATGCCTAAGATGACTATCATAGAATTCTTGACAGGTCTTTTTAAGATGTTTAATTTAACTGCTTATGTAGATAATACAGGAACTATTGTTGTTAGAACTTTGGATAGTTATTATGATGCAGGAACAGGGAATCAATATATAAAAAGGGTAATTGCAGATGGAGGAACTGTTGAGTCAGTTGAATGTGTTGAATTTTCAAATATTGTATCAGAGCCTATAAATATTGACAAGTATTTAGATACTACAAAATCAGCAGTTAATGTTGCGTTACCTTTTTCAAGTGTAGAATTTAAATATAAAGGACTAGGAACATTTTTAGCAAAACAATTTGAGCAGTTAAATAATACACAATGGGGTAGCTTACAATATACTTTAAATGGAGATATATTTGATGCACCATCAAAACCCTACAACCTAGAAGTACCTTTTGAGCATATGCAATATGAAAGACTTTATGATGTGCAGGGTGGAACTGCAACAGATGTTCAATGGGGTTATTTTGTAGATGACAACCAAGAGCCTTACTTTGGGTCACCTTTATTATTTTATCCTATAAGAGAGGGTAATGGAACATCTATAAGAATAAGGGGTTTTGATGAGGGTGAGATTGAAGATATTGACGAATACTTTATTCCATCGAATGCTTTGGCTTTATCATCATCTACAAGTAAAGAAAATATACATTTTGGAAATGAGATAAATGAATATCAGGCAAATGAAGCAGGAGTTAATTCTTTAGCTTTTACAGATACTTTATTTTATACTGATTATAGAACATACATAAGTAACGTATTTAATAATAGAAGAAGATTAACAAAGGTTACTGCATACCTACCTATGAAGATTTATTATAATTTGCAGTTAAATAACCTCATACAAATAGGTCAAAATAATTATAAGATAAATTCTCTAACCACTAATTTAACAACAGGGAAAACAGACTTTGAATTATTAAATGATGTTAAAAGTACATTAACTACAACATCAGAAGCACCACCTAGTACAGTAGGAGGGGTTAATGCTACTAATATAGGTCAAACATCTGTAACTATTAATTGGAATCCATCTGTATCACCTGATGGAACTACTATGTCTTATTACGTTGTATCTTTCAATGGAAGCCCTGTTGGTGGGTCAATGGCACAACCATTACAAACAACCTATTCAGATACGATTACAGGATTAACATCAGGAACAACTTATACTGTAACTATTGTTGCTTATGATATTCTATTAAATGCATCATCACCATCAGCACCATATTCATTCACAACATTATGATAAAAAATATAGTAGACTTATTGCAGATAGCAAAAGGAGAAACGGAAAATATAAAAATTGCACAGGGTAAAAATGCTTTGCCTAAAAACTTAAAGTCAGGATTAAAACATATTAAAAATACTATCAAATGGCAATAGAAAAAGAATATACTTTAAAGCTATCCACCGAAGATGCACAGAAAAACGTTGATGAATTAAATCAATCATTAAAACTACAGGAAAGTTTAATTGATGACCTAGAGAAAGAAATTCGCCAATATGAAAAGCAGTTAGATAAAACATCTAAAACAGACTTAGCTGCACAAAAGAAAATAAAGGATGCTTTAATAGCCAAAAAGGAAGCCTTAAAAGATGAAAAGATTGCCTTAAAAGACTTAAATAAGGATAGAAAAAAAGCAAATGAAGAACTAAAGGAAGCAACAGAAAATGCTGCAGATTATAGTGGTGCTTTAGGTTTAGTGGATAAGCAAACAGGAGGTTTAGTATCAGGATTAAAAAACCTTAAAGGTGGCTTAGGTGGTGCAACTAAGGGGATGAATCTTTTAAAGGTTGCTATAATAGGAACAGGGATAGGTGCATTATTGATTGCTATTACTGCAGTAACAACTGCTTTTAAATCATCAGAAGAGGGTCAAAACAAGTATGCAAAATTATTGGGTATAATTGGCTCAGTTGTAGGTAACCTAGTTGATTTATTAGCAGACTTTGGTGAGGCTATTATTTCAGCATTTGAGAATCCTAAACAAGCTATAATTGATTTAAAAAATTCAATCAAAGAAAATATAACTAATAGGATTGAAAGTCTTATTGATACTTTTGGTTTTTTAGGAAAGGCAATAAAAAAAGTATTTAGTGGAGATTTTAAAGGTGCTTTAGAAGATGCAAAGTCAGCAGGAAGTAGTTACGTAGATAGTTTAACAGGGGTTAAAAATACAATAGATAAAGTAACAGAATCAACTAAAGGATTTGTAAAAGAATTAAAAGAAGAAGCTATAATTGCAGGGCAAATAGCAGACCAAAGGGCAAAGGCAGATAAGATAGAAAGGAAAAATATTGTAGATAGAGCAAAAGCAAATAGGGATAGGGCAAATTTATTAGAAAAAGCTATTGATAAAGAAAAGTTTAGTACACTTGAAAGAATTGAATTTTTAAAACAAGCAGGAGCAATAGAGGAGGAAATAACAAATAAAGAAATTGAAGCAGCTAGATTAAGGTTTGAAGCTAAACAAAAGGAAAATGCTTTAGGAAAATCTAAAATAGAAGATAAGGAAGAAGAAGCAAGGCTAGAAGCAGAACTTATAAACCTAGAAACTGCAAAACTAACAAAAGCAAAAGAAGTTACAAGTCAAATTATAGCATTAAATGCTGAAGAAGCAGCACGATTAAAAGCAAAAGCAGATGAATTTGAAAATGAATATACATTTCTGCCCGGAATTGGGTTTGTTAAAAAAGAATCACTTGAAAAGGTAATTAAAAATACTGAAGAAGTAAATAAAATATTAGATGATATCACAAAGCAAAGGGAAGATGCAAAAGCAGAAACAGAAGTACAAAAACTTGAGTTAGAAAAAGAAAGAAAGTTAAAAGAAATTGAAGACTTAATACTAAATGAAGAACAAAGGGCAAATATCATAGCTTTTTATGATGGTAAAATTACAGATGCAAAAGATAAAAACGAGGAAAAGCAAAAAAGGTTAAAAGAAATAAGAACAAAACAAACCTTGTCAGATGCTAAAAACACTTTTAATCAAATTGCACAATTAGCAGGGGAAGACTCAAAGGTAGGAAAGGCATTTGCTATTGCTAGTGCTACAATTAGTGGAGTAGAGGGTGTTCAAAATGCTTATACTACTGCACAGAAATCAC